AGGGGATAACTTGGCGTCAGGGCGATTTGATTGCCGATTACTAACACTCATGTGAAAGAATAATATTTGATTCAGGCGCTTGAGTTATAGATATCAAATTAAATGCCTGCTGATATAGATCGTCAATAGTGCCATTGTTATCAATAATACTGTCAAACTCACTGCCTAACCATGCCCACTCTGATGCATGTATTTTTCGCATCTTCATAGCATTAAGACCTACGTTGTTGCCCTGATTGGCACTGATAGCATCTGCATACCATTCGGGCAACTCACCACGCTGCACCCAAACAATCTGTCCGCCTGCGTCTTTAATTGATTTAATCTCGTTGGGGAAACGGCAGTCTGAAATAACTATATGGTCTTTGCTGGTGCGTAGTTTGTTTTCTAATGAAGCGATCCATATATCATCATGGAACGATCTACGACAGACTTCTGTGCCCCAGTATTGTAGAACCCATCTAGGAGTTAGTGTGGGCATATCTAATCGTTCTGCCCACCAAGGATCTACCTGTTCCCGCCATTCTCGAGCCTGTGCTGTGCGTCCTTCCAGCATGGTTCGATCCCAACCAAACACACTGGCCACAGCGTCTTTGAGTGTTGAAGCAAAACTTTCTCTGCGAAATTCGTGAAAATTAACTAGATAGTCGGCCACGGTGTCTTTGCCCGAGCCTATAAAACCGCATACACCTATGATCATAAACTGTCCCCTTTAGAACAATTATAATATAGATTAGTTACAAGGTCAACCAGTTATCCAGGTATATCCGCTGCCGCCGGGAACCAATTTCATCAAATCATCTATGAGTTTTTCCATCTCAGCCTGCGCTTCTGTGATCAATGCTGTGCCGTTAAGCTGTGTGCCACCCTGTGGGCCTGCTATTTGTCCAAACTTGCTTCGTGCCTGCCCCAGCATCATCTTGCAGTTAGCCAAACTATAGTCTTTGATCCATTGCCCCGAGTATACATCATCTATGATAGAAAAATCCGGTTTGGTATTGTAGACCTGTAACATTATGCTTTCTTCTCCACGGGGACGTTGATGAATTATCAATTTGCGACTCTGAGGATGATAGGTAAAATTAATAAAAGAACCAAACATTTTGCCAACCAACTCCTGATACTGACTAAACAGTTCATAGGTTAGTAGCCCGCCCATGTTGGTACTGCTTAACAGATAGGTGTTGGCATAGGCCAAATTAAATGGTTCGAACACTGTGCCTCCTGTGCCGTTACCGGTTCTAGAACCAACACTGCGTCTAAAAATTTGACGCACCTGTTGAATTTCCTTGGGGAGAATGTATTCGTTGTTGCTCTCTGTCAGCGTTATAAACACATAGCTTTCTTCCACAGCGTTATCGCTGCGCTGACGGAAAGTTGCTAGAGCACGATTAAGTGCTGTGTCGTAGTGTATGGGGTCTAATTCTACATCTACCATACCATCGCCTAGCATGGCTTTGCAGTAGTTGTAAACAGAGTTTTTGGCTTGGTCTGATGTGCTCATACTGTTATTTATCGTAGCGGTAAATATACTACTATGCCAAGACTCAGTTTATACCGTCCCGAAAAGGGCAACGATTTCCGCTTTATAGATAGATCCGCCTGGGAAATGTTTCAGGTTGGCGGAACAGATGTACTGGTTCACCGATACATAGGCACAGGAGCCGCAATACAAGGTGACACTCCCAGTACCCCTACATACGCCACTGATAATGTGGCAAACATACAGGATCTATTGTTTTTAGAAAACAGAGATCGCAAGTACGATCCCGATGTGTATGTGATGAGAGGTGTTTATAACATCAGTGACATAGACTTCAACCTCAGCCAGTTTGGCCTGTTCCTACAGAATGACACTATTTTTATCACATTTCATATCACAGACACTGTAGAAAAACTAGGTCGTAAAATCATAGCAGGTGATGTGATAGAACTACCACATCTCAAAGATGAATATGCTTTGAATGATTTGACGTTTGCGCTAAAACGTTTCTTTGTCATAGAAGAAGTTAGTAGAGCAGCAGAGGGATTTTCAGCTACTTGGTACCCGCACTTATATCGTGCTAAGTGCAAACCATTAGTAGACAGTCAAGAATTCAAACAGATTCTAGATGGTATTGCTGACAGCGATGCTTATCAAGGCACTTATAACGCAGACATTACCTACTATCCGGGTGATATAGTACTAGCAGCTAACGGTAAAAAATATCAGGTCATACAGGAAGTCACTGGAGTATCTCCACCTAACAATACCTACTATGCACTAGCCGACACATTGAGAGATGTTGTTAGCACCTATGAAAAAGAAATGCAAATCACTGCTGCTGTGTTGGATCAAGCAGAAGCAGATGTGCCACGCAGCGGCTACGATACCAGCAAGTATTATACCTTGCAGAGAAACGTCGACGGAATAGTTGAATTAGCCACTGTGGATGCAGGATCTGTAACAGTGGATGCACAAAGACAGGCCACCGACGAAGCAGGTAATCTACTATATGACACGGATGGTAATGCTATATATGTTGGACAGACTGCCAGCAGTGTAATATTGCCAACAGACGGAGATGGCTACGAAGGGTATCTAACCAAGGATGGCGTACCTCCCAACGGAGCTCCGTTTACCGCAGGTATTTCTTTTCCAGCCAATCCTGTTAATGGACAGTTTGCACTGCGCACAGATTATCTACCCAATAGACTGTTTAGATACGATGGCCTAAGATGGCGAAAATTTGAGGACAACGTTCGAATGACCATGAGCAATCTCGGAGCCAGTGATGTTGCTGCCGGTGAACCGTTTGCTGGCAAGGATGTGAGAAAGACACAAAAATCTACATTCATTAATAATCCCACTGTGAGAACCATTGACGGACACACAGTAAAAGAAAAGCAGAGTCTCAGCAAGGCTCTTAGACCCGAGGCAGACCTATAATGGATTTTCACTACGACGGCCAGATAAGACGCTATGTCACACAGTTTATGCGTGTGTTTATTGGATTCAAGTATCAAGCAGGCGATGGCGACCAGCGGCAGATACCTGTGATGTACGGAGATCTAACTAGGCAAGTGGCCAGCATCATTAAAGATAACTCAGAAAATAAAATGCCTACAGTGCCAAGGATAGCCTGTTATATCACAGGTCTTGAAATGGATACCAACAGACTCAGTGATCCTACATTTATTTCAAAGATACATATACGAGAACGCAGATTCACAGACGCCAGTGGCACTAGAGAATACACTGGCGCACAAGGCGGCAGCTATACAGTAGAACGATTAATGCCTACACCGTTTAAATTGACCATGAAAGCAGATCTGTGGACTTCTAACACAGATCAAAAACTACAGTTGCTGGAACAGATACTGGTATTGTTTAATCCTAGTCTAGAACTTCAAACCACAGACAACTACATAGACTGGACCAGCCTTAGCGCCATGTATCTTACCGGCACTAATTTTTCCAGCAGAACCATACCACAAGGAGCAGAATCGGACATAGACATCTGCAGCATGGACTTTGAAATGCCGGTTTTCATATCGCCGCCTGCCAAGGTTAAAAAATTAGGTATAGTGCAGAGCATTGTGGCCAACGTGATGGACGATGACGGAAATGTAATAAATCTCGAAGATTTAATTTATAATAACAGTGCTACTGGTCACTTTGAACCTGGTAACGATGTTGTTGGTATTGGTATAAGCGGTAGTCCGTTTGGCAGATACGGAATTCTGTTGTTTAAATCAAATACCGGTAATACCAACGATAATCAATACGATCTAACATTGGTTAATGCCGTAGAGGCTGTGACGTCACTGGGTCTCGGTGAAAAGGAAGTAAAAAACGGTGAGCCGATTGATTGGAATATAATATTGAATACACAAGGCGGATATGTTCCTGGTAGTGAAGTTTTGTTTGGAAAATCCAACGGATTAAAAATAGTAGGAACATTTGTAATTAACCCACTGGATCCCAGCATATTAGTAGTGTCCTTGGATACCGATACATATCCAGGCAACACTGATATACCCAGCTCCGTACCGGGAATCAGTGCCAGAGGCACAGTGGATGCTATTATAGATCCCTACAAGTATAATCCGCTAGAAGTGTATGGCTCACACGCAGCCATACCTCTAGGGTTGAGATTTTTAATGCTAGACGACGTTAACAACAGTGAGAACCGTGGTGGTTACATCAATCTTCCTTCTAATCCAGCAGACAGTACCAGTGTACCTTATCGTGGACCGCAGGCCTGGAGAGAACCCAGCAACAATGATTCATCTTGGGAAAATCAAGATGGCACAGATCCAATTATCAAAGCCAACTCTATAATAGAGTGGACTGGGGGTACGTGGACCACAATATGGGATCCAGAAGAAAATACCTTAGAGGCAGCAGACATACTAGGTGAAGAATTTAGTCCAACCTATATTCAAAATATACGCACAGGTATCAAATACCAGTGGGAAGGCACACAATGGATCAAGGCCTTTGAAGGTGAGTATAAGTCAGGAGAATGGAGCTTCAGGACTTCAGATGGATAAGTACTGGCATGCAACAGCGTGCCGGATTATTATTCTTAGCTAAGACCACAGGTCGTATACTGCTGATCCTAGATGCAGAGCGGTGGACTGTGCCTACATTTCAGCGCAACAACAGCCTGCTAGAAGATGCCAACGAATTGTTAAATCAATATGCACAGGGACGTATAGTTCCTATTGAACTGTATCTATCTGAAGATCGAGGTTTTGAATATGGCACATATGTCTGCGTGGTTGATCAAGAGTTTTTGACCCTAGCATCAAAGACTGTGTGTTGGGCAAATTTAGATTGCTTGCCAAAACAACTGCATACAGGTCTGCGTACCACATTAAATAATCAGGTAATACGTGTAAAAATAGAAACTGTAATGGAGTTAATAAAAAATGCTGCAACAAACTGAAAGATTTCAAACAGATATCAAGCAATATCGAGAACGCATCGATAAACTGGTCAATGAGCAGGATAAATTAGAAACCACACGGTTGTTGAATGACCTTATATTTGAAGTTAAAAATATGGACAACATGTATGTGGGAATGGTGTATGCAAAACAATTGCCTACACAAGGCGACGAAATGCGTAATAAAATTGGATCTATTAGAAAACAGTTAGATAGTAAATTAAAATAATAACCCCCAAGGGGGTTATTATAATTTATTTTTTTAAATTTTCGAGGAACTTTTCTAAAGTACGAATATCACCTGCTACGTTACAATAGGGATATCGCACTCCATCTTCTTGTATAAATCCACCTGCTGTTACAGAAATATTATTAGCAGTTGCCACTTTATAAAATTCTGATTCAAACAAATCATATGTTGGTGGTTCTTCAATTTGAAAACGTTGTTTTATAATAGTTCCAAGCTCTGGAACACCCGCTTCTTCACAAATTACAACGCAGGCTTTTGCAGCTTCTTTATGCGTATCGTTAACATGTCCGTAATCAAAATACGGTTGAACTTGTGGTCTTTCTTGTGACATTTAAAAATCTCCTAAATTAAAATGGCCTTTTTAGGCTCGAATATACTTATCTATTCAACAATCTCACACTCACGATTTTTGTAAGAATAATTTAAAATTACAAATGCTAGTATAAATCTGTTATCTGTATGGTTTATATAATAACTATTTGGTTTATGAAACAATCTAGAATCGTAGGTTACTAATCTATTATATAAATTTCCTACTTTTATAGTTTCGTTAAATTGATTATTGTGACTTGCTAACGATGTTTTATACTTGCCTATATCTACAGATGTAGCATCTATGTTAAACTCTTCTCTAATGTTATCCGGAGGACTAATTTCCTTATTTGGTGTAAGGAAAGAAGTTCCAGCGTCGATCTCTTCAAAATTTTTATTAAGATACACAACTCCTGCTAGCAGATCAGAGTCATCAATGTGAGTCCAGCCGGTATTAAGATCACTATCATCATAAACTGGATATTTGTGAAATCGTAAATCTATAGTTGCCTCTAGTATATTTGTATATACTTCATTGAGTAATTTTGCTACAAAAAAATTAGCAAAATCTTTACATTCTGGATTGTTAGACAGGGCTAAATTGTCTGTACGGGTTCCTGGAAAGCCTTTATGCTTGTAAGAAAACTCTAACGAGTTAGCAAAATCTGTTATTCGGTCAGGTTTTTGAAAAAAATTATTTTTACAAAAGATGAAATCTGAATATAAATGAGACATTATTTGTGTGTATCTTTTATGTGACCAATTCCTTTGCGACGATCAAACGCATACTCTGGATAATAAGGGCCGTTTTTATCAATGTAGTGTAAAAATGCCTGTACATGATAACTACCTTCCTTGGCTGTAAACGGTTCTCTCCAGTGTTCAATGTCACATCCTCTATAGATAACAACATCACCTGCCTCCATAGCAACAGGTGCTCCGGGATTTCCTGCTGATATAAATCCTCTTTCAGCAGATACA